ACATGATCTTGCTAGTTTAAAAGGTGAAATTGGTGAAATCAAATCTCTACTCAAGGAATTAGTCAATGGCAAGTAAAAATCTGACATTTGATCCAAATGCAGGAGTCCCATATGCTGCTAATTTAGCACTTTATACGGGAGCAGATTTTAAGGCTACATTTAATGTGGTTGATACTTCTGATGTTGCTTTTGATTTTCAAGGATTAACAACAACTTCAGTTTGGAGTGGATCATCTCAAATGCAGAAAAGTGCAGGTATTGGTGCTACTACCACACCTTCAGGAACCTTTACTGTAGGGTTTACAAGTGCTGGTGGTGGTATATTTGAAATATCAATGGGATCTACTGCTACAAGAGATTTATCTGAAGGTAGATATGAATATAATGTTTTAGTAAGTTCAGGGGCAACAATTTATAATATAGTAAACGGAAATATATTAGTTCACGCTGGAATTGCTTCCGCACCCTAAATATTATAGAGGTAGAGTATAAATGGCACAACCAGGTAGTAGAGCTGAATTTAAAGAGTATTGTTTAAGGCAATTGGGTGCTCCCGTGTTGGAGATTAATGTTGCTGATGAACAATGTGAAGATAGGATTGATGACGCTATTCAGTATTTTCATGAAAGACATTTTGATGGTGTAGTTAGAACTTATCTTAAGTATCAAATAACTCAAGCAGATATTGATAGAGGAAGAGCCTCTGTACTAACAGGAAAGAAAAGAACAGGAATAACAACAGAGACTGCAACAGCAAATATTGCAGGAACAGATCAAGATTTTAGTTGGTATGAAAATAGTAATTATATACAAGTTCCATCATCAGTAATAGGAGTAGAAAAAATATTCCGTTTTGGTGGAAGTAATGCTATATCAAATAATATGTTTAGTATTAAATATCAGTTATTTTTAAATGATATTGCTTTTAATATGGGATATAATGGACTTTTAAGTTATGCTATGACACAGACATATTTGTCTGATATTGATTTCTTATTAACTACACGGAAACAAATTAGATTTAATCAAAGACAAGATAGGTTATATCTTGATATTGATTGGTCTGCATGTGAGGTTGATGAGTTTATAGTTCTTGAATGTTTTAGACTTATTAATCCTAATGATTATACTAGGGTATGGAATGATTCATTCTTAAAGAGATATGCTACTGCTCTTCTTAAAAGACAATGGGGACAAAACTTGTTGAAATTCCAAGGTGTTAAATTACCTGGTGGAATAGAAATGAATGGAAGACAAATATATGATGATGCAGAAAAGGATCTAGAAATTATTCGGGAGCAAATGTCCAATACTTATGAACTTCCACCTTTGGATATGATAGGATAGTATAGTGCTGAATCCATTTTTCCAACAAGGGTCTACTTCAGAACAGAATCTAGTTCAAGATTTAATCAACGAACAGTTGAGGATGTATGGTGTTGAGGTGCATTATCTTCCTCGCAAATATATGAATGAGAAGACAGTAATAAGAGAAGTAGTACAATCTATATTTGATGATTCATATCCACTTGAAGCATATGTAGATAATTTTGATGGATATGCAGAAAATCCTACTTTACTTTCAAAGTTTGGTATTGAGCAAACTAATGAAGTAACTCTTGTTATTTCTAGAGAAAGATGGGAAACATATATCCAACCATTACTTAAGAACGAATCTAATGTAAAGTTAACTACCCGACCTAAAGAGGGTGATTTAGTTTATTTTCCACTAGGTGATCGTTTATTTGAAATTAAGTATGTTGAGCATGAGAAACCTTTTTATCAATTAAGAAAGAATTACGTCTATACTCTTAAATGTGAACTCTTCCGTTACGAAGATGAAATTATTGATACTGGAGTTGCTGAAATTGATGATACTTTAATTGGTGATAATGCAGATGGAACTTCTGAAGATGGTCTATCAACATTACTAGGATCTTCTCAAACTCTTACACTTGTAGGTACTGGAGCAACTGCTAGTGCTGTAGTTGGATTTAATACAGAAGGATCTATTAGGTTAATTACATTAAGTAATAGGGGTGGTGGATATAGTGCTATTCCTACTATTGGAGTCAGTTCTGCCCCTTCTGGTAAGGTTACAGGTATTCTTACTGCCACAATGATTAGTGGTATTAATGTATGCAATTTAAATATTAGTAATAATCTAAAATCAGTTCAACAAGTTGTTATTACAAATCCAGGTGCTGGATATACTCTTGCACCTACACTGCAGATCACTGGTGGAGGGGGTTCAGGTGCTGCTGGAACGGTCTTTATAGGTGATGGGGCTGTTGGTATCGTTACACTCTCTGATGCTGGTTCTGGATACACTACAGCACCTACAGTAACTATTACTGCACCTGTTGGTGTGGGTACACAAGCAACTGCAGAGGCTGTCGTAAGTACTGCTGGAACTATTACTGCTATTAATATTGTTAATGCTGGTGCTGGATATACTTCTAGTCCTACTATTACGATTGGTGATCCTTCATTGGATAATAGTGGTAATTACAAGTTTAATGAAATTATTACTGGATCTATCACAGGAGTTAAGGGTAGAGTAAGAACTTGGAATGCTACTACAAATGTTCTAGAGGTAGCAAATGTTTCTGGAATGTTTAGTATTGGAGAGGATCTAACTGGTAGCACTTCAGGTGCTGTTCATGCTTTAAGGGTTGTGAGTGAAGATCCTCCAGAGGATGGATTTGCTGATAATGTCAACATAGAATCTGCTGCAGATGATATTTTAGACTTCAGTGAGCAGAACCCATTCGGTATTCCCTAAATATAAGATACTAGGACTATAACAATGTTTGAATATTTTTATAACGAAATTTTGAGGAGAACCATTATTTCTTTTGGTACTCTGTTTAATAGCATCTCTATCAAGCAATCTGGTGGAGAAACAGATGCTAGTATAATCAGAGTTCCACTTGCATATGGACCTACTCAAAAGTTTTTGGCAAGATTAACTCAATCACCAGATCTCAGTAAAGCAACATCTTTATCTTTACCAAGGATGTCTTTTGAGTTTACTGGTTTGACTTATGATCCTTCTAGGAAGGTAACCACTACTCAGAAGATTGTAGTTCAGAATCCTGATTCAGATACTCCTGATGAGAAGAAAGTTTATATGCCAGTACCATATAATATGCAATTTGAACTTGCTGTTATGTGTAAATTGAATGATGATGCATTGCAGATTGTAGAACAGATATTGCCATACTTTCAACCATCCTATAACTTATCAGTTAATTTGGTAGGATCTATTAATGAGAAAAGAGATATTCCAGTAATACTTGAAAACATTACTATGCAGGATGATTATGAAGGAGACTTTGAATCTAGAAGAGTTCTTATGTATACTCTAAGATTTACTGCCAAGACATACCTCTTTGGTCCTGTTACAGATGCTTCCAAGGATATTATTACCAAGTCTACAGTCAACTATCTTACTGGTACAGATACATCCAACGCACAACGCAATCTTACATACTCTGTTGTTCCTAGAGCAATTCAGAACTATGATGGTACTGTTCTTACCAACCTAGCAGCAGATATTACGAAGACTCAAACAACATTTGAAGTTGAAGATGGAAGTACTATCACTGCATCCTCTGGATCTACAAGCGTCTATATTGATGTTGGTGGAGAAGAACTTTATGTTAAGGCAGTGGATGGTAATAAGTTGACCGTTAAGAGGGGTCAGGATGGAACTACAAAACTCGCACATATTCGTGGTACATCAGTTAAATCTATTACATCTGCTGATAATGCATTAGTAGAGGAAGGAGATGACTTTGGATTTAGTGGAACTTCTACTTGGAATGGATAATGAAAAACCATTTAGATGATGCTTTCAATATAACACCTACTGAGGTTGATGATACTCCTGAAAATGGTTGTGCTCCTAGAAAGGATCAACTTACTGATGTTACAAATGTTGGTATAACAAGACCTGATAGACTTACTAAAGATGATATAACAAAAGACTATGAGTATACTCGTGGTAACCTTTACAGCATCATAGAGAAGGGTCAGGAGGCAATTAATGGTATTCTTGAACTAGCACAGGATAGTGAGATGCCAAGGGCATATGAGGTCGCAGGGCAGTTGATTAAGAGTGTTTCTGATGCTACCGATAAGTTAATGGATCTTCAGAAGAAACTAAAAGATGTTGAGGAAGAGAGTACTCAAAAAGGACCGAATACAGTTAATAATGCACTCTTTGTTGGTTCTACAGCAGAACTGGCTAAACTTCTAAAGAATGGAGTGAAGGAACCAGATAAATAAAAAGAGGAGAAAAATCCTGAAGTATTAACGTACTCATAAAATGCCGAAAGACGAATTGCCGTCGTTGGATGATTTTACGGAGAATCCCGTAGAATTGCCATCAGTCGATGAATTTATAACAGAAGAAAAAGTTCAGGAAGAATTACCTTCTGTAGAGGATTTTATAGAGAACCCTGACGAGAGTGATGAGATAGAATCGGAAAAATCAAATCTTCCATCAATAGAAGAGCAAAAAGTTGATGAGTCTTTACCAACTATTGAGGATTATATTGAGGAAGAAGAAGTAGTAGAAGAGGATATTGAAACTACTGGTGGTATTTCTGTTCAGGAATATAGTCCTGATATGCAATTTAGAGATTATGAATTTATTGATATTATCAAAAGACCTGAGTGGAATGAATTAGTTGGTCTTGTTAATGAAGTAAGAGATAATATACCAGACATTCCAGAAATAAAATATTATGATGATGATCTAGAAAAGATATCACAAACTATTGAAGAACTACGCTTAGAAATACCAGTAGTTCCTGAAGTAAAATATTATGATGAAGAAATAGATCAGGTTAAACAAACAATCTCTGATCTACCAGAAGTAAAATATTACGACCAAGAAGTAAATAATTTAGAGGGAAGATTTTCTGAATTAAAGGAATTTGTATCCAATATTCCCAGTTATGATGATGAGTTAAATTCTCTTAAAGATAAGTTTAATTATGAGATTCAAGGAGTTTCAGAAAATATTGAAGTAAAGGATTTTGAAAAGAAAGTTGATATTGATAATATAAAGACTGATTTAAAAGAAACTACTAAAAAAATATATGAAGAATTAAAAAAATCTTCTGATCAAATACATGAATATCGACTTCATCTAAAAGATGATGATAGAAAATTAAAGAAACAGATACTGGGTCAGTATAATACTTTAAAGGAAAATATTGAGAAAAAGGTTAAAGAATTTAATACTAAAAATATTGAATCACAAAACGTCATTACTGGTTCTCTTAAAGAGTATTTTGATGAACTCCAAGAGAAAATTACTAATATACCAGAAGTAAAATATTATGATGAACAGATTGAAGAATTAAATGATAAATTTGATATTGGTATTAAAGAAATACGTGAAATAGTAGATCAATTAAAAGAAACTCAAAAACAAGATCTGCAAGAGAATCTTTTAACTGAACCACCTGAGACTGATAATGAAGATCCTTTAACTCCATTAGATCAAAAGTTTGTAACCTATGAAAAGTTACAAGAGAACTATCAATTATTTGTAAATAGAGTTCAACAGCAATTAGCATCATTTGGTGGTGGTGGAGAAACCAAACTTCAATACCTTGATGATATTGTTGGTATTGCCACTAATTTAAGTGCTTATGATGGAATGTATCTTAAGTTAGATACATCTCAACCTAAAGGTAAGAGCTTTGTATTTGAGTCTGTTGATAGTAATACTGGATATGCAAATACAGCAGGTATATCAACATATGCAGTAACAGCAGGAATTGCAACATATGCAGAAACTGC